CTTGGGTCTTAAACTCAGATGAGAACCAGATACAGATACATCGCAACTGATAGTGTGCCCGCTCGGGCTGCCGGAAGTTTTAAGCAAGTAATTTCTTACTGCTCCGGTGGCTCTTACGAACAGATGGACTCTTTAGGAGCCGTCTCGCCAATAGACGTCGCATTTATGCGAGGTCGTATCGATGATGAGCTCGGGAAGGGTAAATCCCATCCCTGCTCGCATTGGCAACTAAATCTTGAAGCCGTAAAAGGCGTCTCGACGCAGTTGTGGCATGCTGGGTGCAACGTAGGTGCCTGGCCGGCATTAGACCGGAATGGCGTTTATGAAGCACCGCAGCTCACTAGAAGTTACCTGGGAGGTAAATGCCTTAGCACTCTTAATTGGACTATTCCAACTGTGGGTGTTGTTGGCCTTCCTCCTCGATGGACTGTTGATATATCCGCAATCAATGAAACCTCCCTCCGAAATGAGGTGAGGCAGGCTGCCGCTCAGTTAAAGAGCGACATCTTGTTAAACATAGTTGAGGCGAACCAGATCTGGCCAACTATTAACACGTTGGCCCGAGCAATGCCCGCTATGGAGCGGTCATGGCCCGTCCTTAGGGGTGCGCTTGGCTACGCTGCAAAGCGTGGCCTTACGCTAGCCCTTCGGAAGTATTCGGGAGTATATCTCGCATATAAGTTTGGGCTCGCGCCCATTCTTAGCGATATGTACAAACTGAATAGTTATCTGCCTAAAATGGCAGGTGACTTTGGTAGGTATCAGCGTCAGGAGTCTCAGAGATTCACCTCCCTTGGCAAGGGGGTGGCACTCTATGCTCCTATCAGCGCCTCGACCCTATATTCAAACGGGTTGAAGGCTGTTACTGAAGTATCGTTCGGCTCGGTTTTAAAAGACCCAACTGTTCGATACGTTCTAAGGGTGAAGCCTGCGGTCCAATTCACATCCGACTTCTTTAAGAAGCTGGATTTTGGACTTAGCAGATTTGCGACTAGTCCTGCATCGTTGGTCTGGGAGTTAACTCCTTTTTCCTTCGTTGTGGATTGGTTCGTCGACATGAGAGGGCTGTGTAGATTCTTCGATCAAATGTGTGGCTGGAAACCATACATCGTCGAGTCGTTTACAAGGTCTCAATCGTGGGAACTGCAAGCCGAGTACTTCTATGACAGACATAGCGTCTGTTCAGGAGCATTGCTCGGCAATTCACCTAATCCTACTGGTTCAGCGTCGTACAAGTACTACTCAAGGACACTCGTTGCCGATACGGACTATTTGCCCGTATTCAACAACAGGTTTGGAAAGAATCAGGCGGCAATTTCTGCCGCTCTGATCGCTCAGGCCCTCTCAAAAAGAGGATAACTGGGCGCAAACCGTGACAAGGTTAACCAAAACATAACAACCATGAATGCCGATCTGACGTTCAACTCGATCGTCCACGCTAAGTCATATGACGATCCCGACAAGGGATCACGTAGACGTTCTACCGCTCGGGGTATCAATACTCCGGACGATATGTACATCAAGAGCCAAGCGTATACCGATTCGGAGACGAAAGTCCCCGGAACCCGGTACAACGTTAGGTTCGATCGACACGCGCTAGATGCAGAAGGGAACAAATATATCGTTTCCTTCTACCTCGTCCTCGCAGTGCCTGAAAAGGCTGTTGCGGGTGACATTACCGCTATTACAGCAACCTTTAAGGCTGCTGTTGCGGATGCGTCGTTGATCGCTGCTGTACTAAACGGGGAAATGTAATCTCCTCGTGAACGCAGAGAACCTACCATAGGGTGGGCGATCTGCCCATCCTAGAATAGGCGGTAATATGGTTATCCAAAGACATGCATACTATAGAGCATACATATCATTACCTGCTAGCTGATATTGCGGATCTGACTGGCCTCCTCGAGTTGAGGGGGTCTTATGAAGGTTTGCAGTGGTGCCTCATAGAGGCTCCTAAGCTAGAGAAGCACGTACTGTCGGTTATTGAGGGGAGGTCCGTTCTGGATCTCTCTTTGTTTCCTCAGTGGCTACATCGTCTGGTGCCTAAGGCATTAACATGCCCAAAACACCTTAGATGGTTACGCCAGCTTCTCCTGTTCAGCTATAAGTCGCTCATTACACATGACAAAACGCAAACCGCGCAAGCAGTTGATAATTTCATTGCTTGCAACATCGCTGTTGGTAGGAGCGGGCAAGATCTATCCAGATCAAGTCCAATCCTTCTTGACAGGGCTCGTCGACATTGCCAATCAGTTCTCTGGAAACTTAAGCCAAAGGCGATAAGCCCTAGCCACGGTCCTGGAGCATCCACCACACCAAAGGAGCAATGGCTTAACTGGTTCGAACAAATCGAACACGTTTGGCCTTGCTCCGATTATATGTGTCTCTATTTTAATAGGGATCATATTGCGGAACTGGGGGATGTGGTAACTGACAAGCATATCATCGCGCGTCTGCAGGCTGTCCCGAAGGACAGCCGTGGTCCGCGCCTGATCTGCGTACATCCAGCTGAAGCCATATGGTTTCAGCAGGGGATGCGCAGGGAGCTAGAGCGTTGTATAACGCTTCGTAGGTCATCTCAGGGTCCTTGGCCGCGAGGCCGAGTTCGCTTTGATGACCAGTCTGCCAACGGAAAGATAGCCCTAAGGTCCTCACTGTCGCGTAAATACGCGACATTGGATCTCAAAGAAGCGTCTGACCGAATACCGGATGCTCTTGTACAGGTCCTTTTCGGACGTATGTACAAGTATTTCGGTTGTTGTCGTGCCCAGAAAGTAGATCTCAAGCCTTATCTTACAGAAGATTCGGTACGGGATTTGCACTGCTACGCTCCTATGGGGAACGCAACAACGTTTCCTGTTCAGAGTCTAGTATTCTGGAGTATATGTGTATCTGCATTGCAGTTCTATGGGTTTCGTCAACCCGGAGCTGCATTTGTTTTCGGTGATGACATCATAGTTCCCTCTGAAGCCTACGAAGTGATTATTAGTTCACTCGAAAGCTTTGGGCTGGTGGTTAATAAGGAGAAATCCTTTTGCCATGGGTCTTTTCGCGAATCGTGTGGTGTTGACGCCTTTAATGGCGTCGACGTCACTCCAGTTCGTTGGAAGACAACACTAGATGCCGAGAACTTAACTGGGATGCAGGCTCTATCAGACATCGCTATGCGTTTACGTATAGCGGGATATGATGGTGCCTCGTGCTATGTGTACCGAGTATTGGCTCAGCGATTAGCCCAAATCCGTAAGGAGATGGGTCGCCGTGGCAGGGGAGTTGGTCTGTATAAGACCAATAACCCTGATCATGGCGGAATTGCCGAGTATACCCCGCGGGCCTCTGAAGCGTTCTACGATGCCTATTGGCATCCGAACGTCCAGTGGTTTGTGGGTCCAGTGCTCCGCCTCGAGGAGGTCAAGCCGAAGGGCAAGCCTCACTGTGGTTGGAACCACGTTCTCGAGTCCATCCTCTCTCTTGAGAGAGTTGGCACTAGCAACGTTCCGGACAGACGCGCCTCACGACGCGTACGACTGGTTCGTGGGTGGACTCCGGTTCTTTAGTAGTACCGGATGGCGGCGGCCGTGAGGCCGCCGTGTTAGTCTAACAAGGG